AAGATAAGAGAAGAGGCACAAGAACTAAACATGTTAAAGAAGACTGCTCGACTACCGATATGAATGATAATACTGGCTTCGCTGCGTTTGCCATGTATAATGCTCTCAAGTTACATTTTACCACAGATAGTTATGACTACTTGAAGTATAATGGCAAAACTAATATTAGTAAGACTACCTTTTCATCACGAAAAGATAAGTATAGCTTTTATAGATTATCCCGCAAATATAATATGGAACAATTGAGGGACTTCTATATTGCCAACTTCACAAGAAACCATGATATCAGTTGGATCGGAGATATAATGGGTCCAGATGGTGAAAGTAATTACAGAGAATGGCAAAAAAGAGTCCAGAGCTTGACATACACCTTTGAAAATGATATAATATACTTGTTAGACAAATATGGTATAGAAGGTGAAAAGATATTCAGAGTCGATGGTGGTAACTTTCCTGTATTATTGGAAGAAGTCATGAGAGGTTCGGTTCACATTGAAACATTAATCATGTTAAACAACAATGTGGATTTTATATCAACTCATTGGACTCCAAGAATAAAAGATGATATCATCTGGCCAGAATGGAGAAGAAAGATACTGAAATATTCACCTTTTCTACAATACAACGAACAAAAGATTAAAGAAATTTTAAAAGATAAAGTTAAAGAATATGCAGAAGCCTAATATCAAGTGCATTTATTTGGACATGGACGGTGTGATTGCCGACTTTGAAAAAAGATATAAAGAATTGTTTCGTATGCAACCAAAAGAAGCAGATGGCAAAAAACAATTTCATAGTTCTTTCGAGACTTTCATTAATGGTAACAACTTTGCTACATTAGATAAGATGCCTGATGCTGACATTGGTTTAGAATATTTGCGTAAGGCAAGAGTGCCAACACAAATTCTTTCCTCTACAGCAAATGAAGAAAAATACGATGCCATTTCCAAACAGAAAATGATTTGGTTACAGACCCATGGCGTAACCTTTAATCCCATATTCGTTCCTGGTAAACAACACAAGGTAGAATATGCGACACCAGATTCAATCCTGATTGATGACACCAAGAGTGTTATTGATGATTGGTTGAAGGCGGGTGGTATTGCAATCTGGCATAAAGATTGGATTACTACTCTGGCAATTTTGAAGATGTATGTTTGACATTGGATAAATAATATTATATAATGATACTCGTGACAAACAATCCGTTTATACTCCGTTTATATTCCGTTTATACTAGAAAGGTAAATTATGGTAGACTTTGCAAAACTCAAGACCCAATCGGGCAATCTCGACAAACTCTCCAAAGCAATCGAAGCGCTTAATTCTGGAGAATCTTCCGACAAAACTGACAACTTCTGGCGACCCGCTGTAGATAAGTCTGGTAATGGCATGGCCGTTATTCGTTTCTTACCTGCACCTGCTGCTGATGGCGATGATGCATTGCCATGGGTTAAAGTTTTCTCTCATGGATTCCAGGGACCTGGCGGTTGGTTGATTGACAATTGTTTGACGACCAAGAACCAACAATGTCCAGTTTGTGAGCACAACAACAAATTATGGAATTCTGGCATTGAAGCGAACAAAGAAATTGTTCGTAAGCAAAAACGTAAGTTGAATTATATGGCTAACGTTTATATTGTTTCAGACCCTTCAAACCGTGACAACGAAGGACAAGTTAAATTGTTCAAGTTCGGTAAAAAAATCTTTGATAAGATTACTGAAGCAATGAATCCTCAATTCGCTGATGAACAAGCAATCAATCCATTTGATTTATGGAAAGGTGCTAACTTCAAGTTGAAGATTCGCAAAGTTGAAGGTTATCAAAATTATGATAAGTCAGAATTTGATTCTCCATCTCCTCTTTTGAGTGATGATGAGGAACTCGAAAAGATTTGGAAATCTGAATACTCATTGTCTGAACAAGTTGATGACAAAGAATTCAAGTCTTATGACAAATTGAAAGAGCGTCTTGAAAAGGTATTAGGACTTTCTGGTGATACACCAGCACCTAAGACTACTGTTGAGAAGGCAAAAGCAGAAGCACCTAAAGCACGACCTGTTGCTGAAGATGCACCGTTTGAACCTGATGCATCAGAAGACGATGACTTGGCTTATTTCGCAAAACTAGCAGAGGAATAATCATGAGCAACACACTCAAAAACCTTGAGTGTGCCTTGGCCGGTGAGTCACAGGCACATATCAAGTATAGGTATTTTGCCAAGATTGCTAGGGAAGAAGGTTACGAAGATGTTGCAAAACACTTTGAACATACCGCTGACCAAGAAATCTTACACGCATGGGGTCACCTAGAATTGTTAATTGGTAAACCTTCTACAAAAGAATGTTTGCAAAAAGCAATTGAAGGTGAAACATACGAATTCACTACAATGTATCCAGATTTTCTAGCACAAGCATTGGCTGAAAATAATGGTGACGCTGTAGTTGAGGCACAAACTCAAATTGCTGAAAGCAAAGAACATGCAGCTCAGTTTGCAGAAGTCTTGGCCAAAGCAGAAAAACGTTTCGCAGCACTTGCAAAAGTAGAGAAACGTCATGCTCAAGCATACACTAAAGTACTGGAGGCACTATGAAACCAGAACACGTGTGTATAGTTTGTGGTCATGTACATGATGAAGCGACAGAAGGTTTATGGGAAGATTTACCCGTAGATTTTACTTGTCCTGAATGTGGTGTTGGTAAAGAAGACTACATTGATGTGGAACAATAAAACATTTTAACTTTTCCTGAAGTGTTTTTCCCCGCCTTGTGCGGGGTTTTTGTTGTCTAAACAACTCTTGTGCTATAGAAAATGATACGTTCTAATGTATCATCTTTATTTCTAACTGAAGGCAAAGATTGATTAGTTGGACTCTCAGCAGGAGGAGAGGCCGATGCTTGATTATTCACAACAACTGGTTCTGATTTTTTACTATCAGTTTCCAATTTAGCCTGTTGGTTCTGTGCAGTTGCTTGTTGTAATTTTCCACCTGGATTTGGTGATGATGTTGGTGCTGCGGCAGGCTTTGGTGCTGCTCCAGAAGGACCTGATGGACTGCTTGTACTAGATGCAGGTGCCTTTGCTGAAGATTCTGATGTAGTTTTAGAAACAGGTGAAGCCGTTGGTGCACTTGAACCGGAACTTGGTGCTGGCGCTGCGGGTGCTGCCTTTGTCTCTTGTAATTTTTGTGCCTCATCTTGTGGATTTGATGGAGGTTCTGCTTCTTTTCCGCCACCAAAATAATCAAACATTTTCTCAGCAGCATACTTACCTAATTTTTCACCACCAAAGAATCCACCAACGCCACCAAGAATACCACCGACAAGTGTACCTGCACCTGGAACAACAGAACCAATAGAACCACCTAATAGTGAACCTAATTCTGCGCCACCCAAACCTCCAAGAGCACCACCAACAGCAGAAACAACTTCTTTCTTCAACTCTTGGTCACCAATCTCACCTGCTTCATGTTTATCGATTGCACTCTTAACATCAAATATCAATGATGCGCCGGCAGCAATTAAGGACAATCCTGGAATTTTCTCCAAGAATTTTAATACGCCTTTTGCAGACTCCAATAACTTGGATACTTTAGTAGCAGATTTGGCCGCACCTTCAGCAAGACCTTCTGCTGCACCAGCAGCCGCTTTACCACCTTTAAGTAAACCTTTAGCCTTTTTTAAAACACCTAAAGCATCCGTACCAGCAAGTGCACCAAGAATACCACCACCACTATCAGAATCATCTTTGGTTGCTGTACCACCTTCAGTTGGTGCACCAGTGAGAGCAGCAATTGCCGCCAACAACTCTTTGTGTTTCTTTTCTTTATCTTCTTTTTTATCGGTTTCTTTCGACTTTTCTTCTTCACGCACTTTAGCATCTTCTTCACGGTTCTTTTTAAGAAAACCATAAATATCATTTAATACTGGTACTAAATCACCAGAATCACCAGAATCTTCACCTTTTACCTTAGATGCAGTTTCTATTTCACCTGTTTCAGGATTAACTGTTCCAGGCGCAAGTGTTTTACCTTTTTCGTGGTCTGTATAGTATTCTAATTCTTTTTGTGTTCTGCCTAATTTTTTACCAACAATTGCAGCTGCACCACGACCACCAATACCTTTTGCAATATTGACTGGATCAAATTTGCGTTTGAAGTTTGTACCAAATGCTTTTGCCTTATCTGATAGTGTGTTAGAAATAGATTCACCAATGCCTTGGCCACCAACAATTTTATCGGCAATAGTATCACTATAACCTTTCTTGTTAACCTTGTCGGCTTGTTTGTAAGCTTTTAATCTATCAGTATCAGGTATTGATTCAGGTAAAGCAGTTTCAGATTCACCTTGCTGAACTGGTGCTTTGACACCTTTTTGTTTCTCTAACTTCTCAACACGTTTGGTAAGCTCTTTATACTTCTTTTTTTCTTCTCTGGTTTCTAATTTTTTATTTTTTGTGTTATCAATAATCCAGTCTTTTAACTGCTGAACTTCTGCTTCAAGTTCAACAATTTTCGTGAATTCTTCTGGTTCTTGTTCAATTACCTTTTCAATTGTATCAATGCGATTAAGAGCCAACTCAACATAAGTGTAAATTTCTTGATTAGACTTTATAAGTTTATCAGATAACTTACTAATTTTTGCACGTAGCGTTTCATCAACCTTAGACAGTTGATTCTTAGTTGCTTTGTTGCTTCTTAACTTGGCAATCGATTTTCTAAATTGTTCTGATTTATCAGCCATGTAATTTTCTCAGATATAATGGACGGTCATCATCGTCAGCCGGTGTAGGCATTGCTTGATTACCTGATTGAGGACTTTGTTTGGTAGTATTATTTACAATAACCTGTGGCTTATCATCCGACATTGTTGATTTCAATTCTTTATTTTTTGATGATGAGTCTGCTATTTTAGAACCAGATGATGCGGAAGGAGGAGCGGCAGGTGCTGCCTGTGTCGTTTCTGTGGATTTCTGGTCTTTACCTTTATCAGGTGAAGCAGTCTCTTTAGCCTTTGGTGCCGATTCAAATAATGCGGCTTCTTTTGCTCGCCTTGCAACTAAAACATTATTGACTGTACCACCAGCAGTTCTTGTACCTTTGTCTCTAATAATTGCTGCAGCTGCCTTTGTATCACCTTTCATAATAGGTTCAATGATACCTTGTTTGGCCAAACTTGCAGTACTACCAGTATTATACGCATATGACATCAATGCGGCTTGTTGTACATCACTTAATTTGTTCCATGCTTCACCCAATGGTTTTCTTGCACTTTCTTCATATTTTGGTAAGTCTGCTTGTAATACAGATTGTGCTTGTTCAGGTGTCATCGTGGTATCAATACCACGTTGACCTTGTATTTTAACTTGTTCTTTACCTGCTTGAATATAACCTTGTTTGTATTCTTCAGGTTTGATTTGGTGTCCATAACCAATAGACACAAGATTTTGTTGGCCTGGTGGATCCCAATATGCTTTTCCTTTTTTTGGTAATCCTTCTTCTTTAGCGATTACACTAGATGCTATACCCAATGCGCCAGCACCGGCAGCAATACCAACACCTAAACTTGCTAATGAACTACCTGCACCTCCACCAGCACTAACAC